AAGGCGGCTACACCGTCCCGACCGAGTTGATGAACCTGCTGGTCAAGTCGATGGCTGCGTGGGGTCCGATGTATGACGACAACGTCGCCACGGTGATCAACACCACGGGCGGGCAGACCATCAACATCCCCACCGTCAACGATACCTCGGTTGCTGTTGTCGCCCATACGCAAGGCACGACCCTGACCGATACCGGCAGCAAGGATGCGACCTTCGGGCAGAAATCGCTCGGCGCGTTCGCGTTCAACACGGAATGGCTGCGTGTGTCGAAGGAACTGGCCGATGACAGCATCTTCGCCATGGAACAGCTTCTCGGTGATCTTCTTGGCGAACGTCTTGGCCGCAGGGCAAACACCGAACTGACGACCGGCGTCGGCACCACGGCCCCGACTGGCGTTGTCACCGCGTCCACGCTCGGCAAGACCGCCGCGACGAACGCTGCGATTACCGCCGATGAAATCATGGACCTGCTGCACTCGGTCAACCCGGCGTACCGCGTCGGCCCGAAGGTGGCGTTCATGTTCAACGACGCGACCTTCGCCGCGATCCGCAAGCTGAAGGACGGCCAGAACAACTACCTGTGGCAGATGGGCGATGTTCGCGTCGGTGCCCCCGGCACGCTGCTCGGCCATCGCTACTACATCAACCAGGCGATGGCGAACATCGGCACCGTCGCCAAGTCGATGCTGTTTGGCGACTTCGGGAAATACTTCGTCCGCAAGGTCGGCTCGCCCCTGATCGGCGCGATTCAGGACAAGGATTTCTGGCCCGGCTACGGCATCGCTGGCTACATCCGTTTCGATGGGAACCTTGTCGATACGGCTGCCGTCAAGCACCTCGTGCACCCGGTCTGATCGGCTTTCTGGTGGGGCGGGCAGCCGCCCCACTTCTCAAGCCGGTAGGAGGTTCGAATGAAGGTCAAACTATTGGTTTCGCGCGCCGGTGTGGATTTCGCGCAGAACGTTGGCGATGAAATCGACGTTTCCGACGATGAGGGTGTGCGGATGATCGAGGCCGGTCAGGCTATGCCCGTGCGGTCTGCCGATGCCGAACGCGCGATCCAGAAAGATCGGAAAGAAAAGGCGGTGCGCTGATGCTGCTGACCCGGACAGTTGCCCCGGCGTCCGGGATTGTGGCGCTGCAGGATATGCGCGAACACCTTCGGGTGGTTGACGCGGCCGAGGATTTCTACATCTCGACGCTGATCCTTGCCGCCAGCGAGACGGTCGAGGAAATGACGGGGCGGGCGGTGGTGACGCAAACATGGGCGATGGCTTTGCCGTCCGCCAGCGGTGCGGTCTATCTCCCAAAATCCCCAGTCCAGTCGGTAACGAGCATCACCTATTACGATGCGAACAACGTGTCGCAATCTGCAGTCGTTGCCGACTTCTACCTGATGAATGACGGCGATCAGGCGTGGCTTGAGCCAAAGCCGGGCAAGTCGTGGCCGACGACCTATGACAGGCCGGATGCCGTCACGATTACCTTCGTCGCGGGGTATTCGTCGATTCCGAGCGCGCTGAAACATGCGACGATGTTGCTGGTGTCGCAGTGGTTCGACAATCGGAACGCAGCCGGGGAAGGGCGTGAAGTGCCGTTTTCCGTGACGCACCTTGTCGGCCTGCACCGCGTCGGGTGGATCGGCGCATGACGCAGCCCGGCAACCTTGACCAGCGCATCACGATCCAGCGCCGTGTCGAGACGGCTGACGGTGCGGGTGGTGTGACCTTGGCGTGGGCCGATCTGACGACGGTTTGGGCCAACATCAAAGCCAAAGCGGGCCGAGAGGCAATGACGGATGGCCGCATGGCCGCGTCTTTCGTCACGGTCTTCACGATCCGGCAGATCGCGGATTTGACGGACGTTGATCGCATCGCATGGGGCGGCGTGACTTACAACATTCGCAGCGTCCTGCGCGAAAGCGGGTGCGATCAATACCTGCGCATCGAGGCCGAGCGCGGCGCGGCAAACTGACGATGGAGAACTGACATGGGCGTTATCGCTTCGACTTCGATGGCCGGTCTTGGGCAGAGAACCATGACCGAAACGACGCTCACCGCGTCGGATACGCTTGCCTACGACCCGACTGTTTCTGGCAGCATCCTTGTCCTGCGCAACCCGACAGCCGGGGCGCTGTCTCCGACCATCACGGGCAGCACTGCATCGTCGGCCATCCCTGTTTCGGGGTATGGCAATGTTTCCGCCGCTGCGGGCTATGCCGTCGGCAGCATCCCCGCTGGTGCGGCGCGCGTGATCCCGCTTGATACGATTGCCCGCTATCTGTCTGGCACGATCACGGTCACGGGCGGCGTCGGTCTGGTGGCGGCGTTCCTGAAATGAGCGTGAAGGTGCGCGGCCTTGATGATGCGCTGCGCGTTCTGGAACAGGAATTGCCGGAAGCCGCGCGGGAAGTCGGCGCGCAGATGCGGCTTGATGTTGCGAAGGCCATAGCCGAGGAAGCCAAGACCCTTGCGCCGCACCGCACCGGCACGCTGCGCGCGTCGATAAAGTCGCGTAAATCTCCCGACGACGATCAGGCGGCAGAGGTCTACGTCAACCGTTCAGGCAAGGGCGATGCGTTCTACTGGCGCTTTCTCGAATACGGTCAAGGCCCGGATGGCGTGGAGCACGCTTTCTTTCTGCGGGCGCGTGAGCGGGTCATGGGCAGCCGGGAAATCGTTGACAAGGCGATGCGTCGGCTGACGGCGCGGCTGCGGCGGGGCTGACATGGCAGCGGAAATCGAAATCCAGCGGGGTCTTTACCTCGCTCTGACGGCGCTTGGCCTGAAAGTGGTCGATTTTGCGCCGCAGGACGCGGACAGCGGATCGTCGGCGGCGTTCCCCTACGTTGAGATCGGGATGATCGTCATCCGCGCATGGGACACTGCGCGCGAGACGGGTCACGAATTCGTCGCCCGCCTGCATACATGGAGCCGGTCTGCATCCGCGATGGAGACGAAGGCCATTCAGGGCCAGATTTACGACCGGCTGCACCGCCAGTCGATCACCATCACCGGGCACAGTCTAATCACGCTGCAGCGCGAGCTGAGCGAAGTGATGCGCGCGCCTTCGGGGGCGTTTCATGGGGTCTGCGAATATCGCGGGCTGATCGGGAAAACTTAAAGGAGGCCATCATGGCAAAAACGGCGGGCCGCAACGCGGTCATCTACAAGAACGCGGTCGCCATTGGCGGCGTCCGTGTCACGTCCATCAAAATCGACAACAGCCCGATTGACGTGACCGACAAGGATTCGTCTGGCATCGTGGAATTGCTGGCGGTCGCGGCAACGCGGCAGATCACGCTCAGCGTTGAAGGGGTTTACGAAGACCCCGTGCTGCGCGACATTGCGTTTTCGCCGTCCACAAACCCGCTTCTGACGGACGTGACGTTCAAGTTCGCGGATGCTCTGGCTGCGGCTGACACCATCACGGGCAGCTTCTTCCTGACGTCTTACGAGGAAGGCAATCCGCACGACGACGCGGCCACCTTCTCGGCTGAATTCGTGTCGTCTGGCGCGTGGACGCTGACCTGATGCCAGACATTCGCATCGCATTCCGGGGCGAGGAATATGTCATCCCGGAAAATCGCGCCTTCGAGGTCGGGGAGCGCGTGGAACAGATCGCGCCGCTGGCCGAGGTTCTGGGCTGGCAGCGCAAGCCGCGCTTTTTCACGATGGCTCGCTGCCTCGGGGAAATGCTGCGGTTCGCAGGGGCCAAGGTGACGGACAAGGAAGTGCATTCCGAGCTGATGGGGCACTTCATGGGCCGCGACGTGGGCGCGACGATGGGCGCGCTTTACCTGCTGCTGACTGTCCTCATGGGCGATGCGCCCGCGCCGACGGGTGAGGCCCCCGAGGGCGAAGCGGGAAAGCCGGAGGCTTCGTAAAGGCGGCGTTCCAGATCGCCGTCACCCGGCTCAAGATCGCGCCGTCTGAGTTCTGGGGCATGGCTCCGCGTCATTTCTGGTGGCTGGTAGAAGCCGCACAGGAAGCGGAGCGAGCAACGAAGCCTGGTGCATCGCTGACACAGGACGACCGGCGCGATCTTCTCGCGCTGTTGAAGGACGCCAAAAACAGGAAGCCGTGATGCCCGCGCAGGAAATCGTCTACGAAATCGGCGGTGATGCGGCGTCTCTGGTCGCGGCTGGTGCGGCGGGGGCAAAGGCCCTGCGCCAGACCGACAAGGCCGCGCAGGATATGCGCAAATCGCTGGATCGCGTGACGTCGGCAAACACGGCCTATCAGCGGAGCATCAATTCCGCGACCGGCGTAACTGACGGGTTCGGCAGGTCGGCCAAGGCAAGCGCGGCGGTATTCCAGCGCGACTGGAACAACGCGGTGAAATCCGTTGATCGGATGCGGACGACGCTCGATCCGCTCTATGCCGCGTCGAAACGCTATGAGGCTGCGGTCAACAGCCTTGATGCGGCGGTGAAGCGCGGTGCCATCACGGATGCGGAACGGGTCAGGCTCTTGGGTCTGGCCGAAAAGGCGTATCTGCAGACTGGCAACGCGGCAGTGGCAAGCGGGGCCAGGCTTGGCGGCTTTGCAGTCGTCATGGAACGCAATCGCGGCACGATCCAGATGCTTGGCTACCAGGTGCAGGACGTTGCAGTCCAGTTGGCAGCCGGAACGCGGGCGACGACTGTATTCGCGCAGCAAGGCTCGCAGGTTCTTTCGGCGTTCGGGCCTGTCGGCGCGGTCCTCGGCGCGCTGGCGGCTGTCACGCTGCCGCTTCTAGGCGCGGCTTTTGCCACTGCCGGTAGCGAGGCGGACGGG